TTTTAATTGAAGATCATTTGCTTTTTCAAAATTTCTTACATTTTGTTGTTCTAATACCGGATCAAGGGCCATTAGCTATTTCCTGCTTTATTTTTTTGTTCTTCCAGATACTTTAATAGAAGAGATACATATATCTCTTTTTCAAAAGGTATCATATCTTCTATCTCAGTCAAGGAATATTTATGATATTGCATAAGTCCGAAGTTTGTTTTATAATAATTCATCAGACTTTCATGACTGAGATTAATTAAAAAAAACTTTCAATTCCTTTTAATGTTCTTTTATGTTCCTTACTGCAAACTGGGCATGTATAATCAACTGTCTGTGATAATACAGGCATTGTATCAAAAAATTCCTCAAGTTTTTTAAAATCAGACTGAGTTAAATTTTCTACAAATTGCAATAGTTCTTCATATGTTTGTTCTTTTGCATGATATACAGTTGATGAATCATAAATTGTATCTATACAATCTGCGATAACCTCAAATATCATTTCAATGTTACCCCTTTTCATTTCCTCTATTTTTTCAACGGTGTTTAAATTAGGATATTTCATTTGTACACCAACATCATCAAATAATTTAATATCTTTTGTGTGATTATCAGGTATAATTACATCACATTTTGTTAGATCAACTTGTATTTGTACTTTTGCTTTATCATTGTCAATACATGTATCACATCTACCAATCAATGTTGCAAATTCACCTACTGATTTACATCTTATTTGAGTAAACAAATACTCAAAATCAAACATAGCTAATTTATCAACATTAATATCACCATCAACACAACTTTTAATAATTTGTTTTAAGGTATCAATCATTACAGTGTTGTCTTCAGATTGCTGAGCCAACAATAATGATTTTTCTTCCTTGACCAAAAATGGTCTAAACTTTATTTCCTGTTTTGTTGAAGGAATTTTTGTAGTATAATATGGTGTTTTTACCATAGGTAAAGCCATAATCTAATCTCCTTTATTATCTAGATCATTAAGTAGTTTATTCAACTCACTTGTACTGCCCACAAAGATAGCATTATTATTAGTTACACCCTTTTTATCTTCCTTACCTGGGTTATCTAATTTTTGCTTTCTTTCATGTAAATTAAGCAATTGTTCATTTACGTCAGCTAGTTGCTTAATTAAATTACCAACAACCTCAAAAGCACGTGGGTGCTCGGATTGTTTTGCAATTTCTAATGCATTGACTAATGCATCTTGACCATTGACCAATAGACCATGTAAATTATCTCTGGTTCTATTATAATCAAAGTCAATATTCTCTTCTTGTTTCTTGGACTTTGGTGGCAATACAGTGCCGTCCGATTTTATAATTTCTGTCTTATCCATTGGTTCAACATTAAACATTTTGGATAATTTATCATCAGTATTCATAATAAGCCTTTAATTATGGAGCTTGATATGTTGCTCCACTTAATTCTAGTCCACCTAAATTAGTAGTTACATTTACTGGTTCAGTAGGTGTAACATCAACTGGTGGTGTTAATATACCTTGTACAGGTTTACCTGGTAAATTATTTTGATATGCATTAAAATCACTAAAATAACTTTCAGGTACCTTAAACACATCTTGGAACATATCGTAATATTCATTTAATCCGTTATTTAATATTGATGATGTCCAATATTTGTATTGAATTGTTGCAGTTACCTTCATTATATCTCTATTTGCATAATCCAACTGGATAGGTGAAATATCTTTTAGGTATGCTTCATGTAATTTTATACCATATCTAGCATTTTGATTTATATCAAATATAGTAATTTCAAATGTTGTTGTATAATCAACATAATATCCAGTATGTCTTGTTTGTGGATTTATAATTGCTGCTTGCCAAGCATCAAACATCTTTTTAACAAACATTTTGTTATCAACATAAAATGTAAAGTTTGCAGGAGAAAATAATTTTTCATAAGGCATTTCTCTAACTTCACCAAATGTTAATGATGGTGTTGTTGATATTGTAACACCAGGTATTGTTGCTGAGTCACAAAATAAAAGAATATTTTGTAAATCTAAATTTGTAACAGAACCAGTTAATGATGGTGGTAGTGAAAAATTAACAATATATCTATTATTACGCATTAAGCCTTCACTTTTTACATTTGCAATAAAATCATTTAAACTAGCCATTGATTATCCTCTTAATGAATCCTGCCAAACTTTTTGTTTTGACGATCCTACGAATTGTTCAACCGGTAATAACATTGCTGTTGCCCAATCATTTGCATCTATTAATTTTAATGATGTTCTTATATGTGATGCTAAATATCTTTTAACACATGGTTCTGCTAAACGATACCTAGATACACCATCAATCATACTCCATGAATAATTTAATTTTGTTGTTTCTGACATTTGTTTATTTGTTGCAAAATCCATTAGTTTATCTAATAACATTACGCGCATTTGATATGGTAGGTAATGCATATTTAAACCAATAAATCCATCAGGTGTTTTTTTAAATGGAAACACAAGTGGAAACATATCATAGTATGGTAATTTATCTTTTGTTTTTGGATCATATAAAAACATATATAATTTACCAGGTATAACTCTGGCTTTAAGTGATGTTGGATCACTTTTCATTACCTTATTTGGTGTTACGTTACCCAATAGTTTAGCTTGCTGTTGAAACCATGTTTTTGATTTTTTCGCAGCATCTGCCAATTGATATTGGTTTTGATTAAATATATTTCTTAGATCAGCCATAGTATTATTTATATGTTTAAATCCCGTTCTGTTAGTATTTTAAATTCATAACCTCGATCCAAACACCATTGTTCTGCTGCCTTCCATTTGGATTGATTCTTTACAAATGTAAACGACTCGATTATAAATTTCTTTGTTTTCCTACCAGGAAATTCTGGTGGTCTTGTTTGTGCATCCGGTTTAATTTCAATAATATATGTTTTCAGTGAACCATCTATTTGTTTTACTTTAATTCTAAAGTCAACAAAGTATCTATGAAGTTTATTATCAGTTTGGCAACGATAAGGTATAATAGTTTCTTCTGATGACCATTTTACTACAGCAGGGTTTCTATCACACCATAATGCAAATTTAGTTTCCCAGCTGGATCTCATTACAATATTTGTTGGATCACCTTCATACTTATTAGGATAAATAGGTTTATATCTTCTTTTATGATACATTCATATATTTATTATAAATAATAAAAACAATATTTGGAATTATTTATGGCAGATTTACCAAGTAAATACGGTTATGATATAAAATCTTATCCTAAAGATTTGCATGCTGATACACAGATATATGGAAATAATTATGCAATGTTTTATATTAATGTATCAGAAGATTCAAAATTACATAAAAAGCAGATGGATGGTACTTTGGATATTGGCAATTCTCGTAGAGAACAAGCAAAAATAGTACAAGAAGCTCAAAATTCGACCGCGTTCGAACGTGCGGCATATGTTTCATCACCAGTTGCTGGATATTCTTACTTAGCAAAAAATATTCTGACAATTGACCCTAAAGAACTGAGCAAGAGGGGTAAAACAGCCCTCGCCGGTGGCACTGCTTTTTTGGCATATGCTATTAATGATAATGCTGCAACATTTACTGGAACAAAAAGAAGAATTAAAAGTGTAATTGCATTACACATGCCAAATAATATGAATATAAGATATTCAGTTAATTACGAAGAAAAGGAATTATTAAACGACCAAGCAATGGCTGCTGTAGCTAGAGGTACTGTGTCATTAGGAAAAGCGATCGCGGGTTTTGATATAGCGGCATTGAAGGATGGCTTTAAGCAAGCAGGAGAAATAGCTGCAGCAACTGGCTTAAATTTAGCACCTGGTTCTAGTTTACTACAAAAATTAGGGGGTATAGCACCGAATCCTAAAAAGGAACAATTATTTAAAAATGTAGATGTTAGATCTTTTCAAATAGATTATCAATTTTTTCCTCGCGATCCTAAAGAAGCACAAAACGTAAAGGATATTATAAAAACATTTAAAAAGCATATGCACCCTGAATATAAACAGGAAATGCAATTTTTATATATCTATCCTTCTGAATTTGATATTGTTTATTACCATGGTGAAAATGAAAATGATGCAATTCACAAACATACATCTTGTGTTTTAACAGAATTATCAGTTAACTATACACCGCAAGGAAGATTTAACACATTTAAAGATGGGACACCAACACAAATTAATTTATTCTTGACATTTAAAGAACTTGTTCCACTTTCAGCTGAACTTATTGACGAGGGACTATAAATGTATTTTAAAGAATTTCCTACAGTTTTATATGATTTTAAAATTAATGGTGAAACAAAAAATTTAATTGTTACAAATATTGCACAAAATGTTAGAATTAGATCTGAAATTTTATCACATGTAACAATTTTTGATGAATATGATATTAAAGATGGTGAAACACCAGAAATTATTTCTGAAAAAGTATATGGTTCAGCAGAATATCATTGGATTATAATGATATGTAATCATAAGTTTAATTATATAGATGACTTTCCATTACCAATGTATGAATTAGAGCAACATATTACAACAAAATATGGTGTTGGTCATGAGTATGATACACATCATTATATTGATTCAAACGGTAATCAAGTAGATTCTTCAAATCCTCAGGCAACATCAGTTTCAAATTATCAATATGAATCAGATGAAAATGAGAAGAAAAGAAGAATTAAATTAATTTCAAAATCATTGTTAGAAATAATTCTTAAAAACTTTAAAGACAACATGTAATGAGTAGTGAAAACGCAATCCGATTTGCCGGTGATATAACTATAGAAAAATTGGAACTCGTAAGTCTTAATGGCTTTGGCCAAGATGTTACTAACCAAATTATAGCATTTGAAATATATGAGGATATATTTTCTCCATTTATTACCGGTACCCTAGCGATAAGAGAATCAATTGACTATGCAGGTTTATTCCCACTTGTTGGCGAAGAATTTATTAATATTAGAATAAAAACACCAACATTTGATGATAAAAATATGATGATAGATGATCAATTTTTTATCTATAAAATGACCAATCGAAATATGGTTGGTGATAGAAATGTTATATATGAATTACATTTTATATCAAGAGAAGCAATTGTTGATATGAATAAACGAATAAGTAAATCATATGAAGGTAATGTTAGTGATATTGCAAAAGAAATTCTTAGTGATAAAATAAATGGTTTAGAAACAACAAAAAATATATTAATTGAACGAACAGAAAATAGTACAAAATATATTTCAAACTATTGGTCACCAGTTAAAAATGTAAATTTTTTAGCAGAATGTGCTGAAAATGGTAATGGAGTTCCAAATTATCTTTTCTTTGAAAATAGATATGGATTTAATTTTGGAAGTTTGGATACATTATCTATCTCAGGTATTAAGCAATCATTTACATATGACCAATATTCTAGACAAGTAAATGAAGATGGTACTTCTATTAGAAATATTGAAGAACAATATAAAAGAATTATTGAAATTGATATTCCAATATTATTTGATTACATTGATAATGTTCAAAGTGGTATGCTTGCCTCCAGACAAATTACTCATGACTTTACAACAAAAAAATATAAATCATTGACCTTTGATTCATATGATTATTTTGAAAAACACAATTCATTAAATGGAAACAGAACAATTACAAGTAAAGGAGTACGTGCTTATAATTCTTTTATTATACAAAATTTAAATCATTGGGGCAATTTTAATGGGTATTATAGTACAGGACCAAGTTATACTGCACAGAAAAGAATATCATTATTAAAACAAGCACAACAAAATAAAATTATAATTACAGTTCCCGGTCGTATGGACTATACCATAGGTGAAAAAATATTTTTAAACTTAAATAAATTTAACCCTATTAAAGAGTCAGATAATCATGATGATATTGTTGATAAAATATTTACCGGTAAATATTTGATAAGTTCAATTAATCATGTAATAGATAGAGAAAAACATGAATGTGTGATGGAAGTAATAAAGGATTCATACATTTTTAATTTGGATAATGAATAATGAATATATTTACTGGTGTAGTTGAAAATAGACAAGATCCACTTAAACTTGGTAGGTGTCAAGTTCGTATTGTAGGTTTACATACACATGATAAATCATTAATACCTACTGAGGATCTACCATGGTCATACCCATTACAACCTATCATTTCTGCGGGTATGTCAGGTATAGGTCACTCACCTCTAGGCCCAGTTGAAGGCTCGTGGGTTATTGTTATGTTCAGAGATCCTGATAATCAACAACCTATATTATTAGGAACCTTAGGTGGAATTCCGCAAGATGAAGAACCTATTGATTCTGATAATAATCAAATGATTCTAAAAAAAGATGGCTACTTCCCACCAGCAGAAGAACAAACATTTACAGATAAAAATGGTAATGTAACATCAAATACATCTGAATCATTAAAGGAAGAAGACACAGGCTTAAAAAGTGCTAGGGATTATACTTCTTCACAAGTTGTAAAAAATAATTTAATGACTGATCCTATGTATGATGCTGATACATTAGCGGAAGTTGAAGCAATTATACAAGAAACTATAAAGACAGATATTACACAAAGAATGTATGATGCATTGGTAATTTTTACATATCACAATGGAGAAGATACATTAAAATCATCAAATATTCTTAAAGATTTAAATAATAATGATTATCTTAGTGCTGCAACTGGATTTGCTGAGTTTGGTAAAATTGATGGTGAATTTGATGGAGCAGAATTAAGAAAACGATTAATCGAAAAAGATTTATTTATTGCTGAAGGTATTCCTGGTCCTACTGGTGATTTAATCCCAGTTAAAGCTGCAATACCTACCATTGATACCTCATTAACTGCAACTGGACAACTTGATAATGGATTAAAAATGTCTCTTGGTTTTAGAGATCCAAATGGTAAATATCCACTTTATCAATTTGAACCAGATACTAACAAACTTGCAAGACATGAAGATATAAAGAAAACTATTGTTCGTAAAAAAGAACAAACAAGAAATAAAGACGTAATCACTGCATTCAATGTATCATGGGATCAATCACCAATACCATATAATTCTGTTTACCCGTATAATCATGTTTATCAATCTGAATCAGGGCATGTATTTGAATTTGATGATACACAAAACTCAGAACGAATACATCTTTATCATACAAAAGGTACATTCTTTGAGATTGATGCAAATGGTACTAAAGTGGAAAAGATTGTTGGTGATAACTATAAGATATTAGAAAGAAATGATCACTTATATATTAAAGGTACAGGTAATGTAACAATCGATGGTAATATTAATGTTAAGATAAACAATAATGCAAACATTGAAGTTATGGGTGATTCTAAGATGCATGTCCACGGTAATATGGAAACATCTGTGCGTGGTCAATATAAACTTAAAGCGGCTGGTATTAATATAGAATCATGGGTTGGTAATATTGAAATGTTTGCGGCTGGTAATATTGCTGGCGATGCAACGAGAATAGATTTTAATAGCGGGGTTTCATCAGCCTCAGGTTTATCTACTCCATCTGCATATGATCCAGAAATGCCCACATTTAAAGAATTGCAAGTGATTACTCGTGGCGTAGAAGCTGCTGCACACTATGAAACTCCAGAAGAAGGCGATCCTGCTACATATATTGCTAAACAAATTTCAGAAGGAACATTAGATCCGGCAGATCAGGATTATGGTACAGAACAAAGAGCAGATGCAGTAACACCTAGTTCTGCGGTTGCATTACCACAATCGTGTAATTTAATTAGTGCTATGGATAAATTTACTCCAGATTTATTTTTATCAAAACACTTTACGCTTGGAGCACTGACTAAGAATGGTTCTAGAATGCCAGTTGCGCAACAAGGATTAACAGCACAAGAGATTGTATGTAACCTTAAAGGGTTATGTGAAAATTGTTTAGAACCAATTGCTGAATTATATCCAGGAATAATTATTACTTCTGGTTTTAGAAGACCTGGTGATGTACCAGCATCAAGTAAAATATCACAACATTACTTAGGTCAAGCTGCAGACATTATAATACCAGGATTTAGTCGTCAGCAACATTATGATGCTATAAATCAAATTGCTAAAATGATTCCATATGACCAATTATTATTAGAATATTCCGGTAAAACGACAGTGTGGATTCATGTATCATTTAAATATGCAGCTAATAGAGTACAAGCATTTACAGTGAGGGATCACAAACGTGTTGGTTCAGTTGGACAGTTTGTGTTAATTGCATAATGGGATGGTTACCAAGTAGTACTACATTAGGTACTGTAGATGAAGGTGATGTTTTTAATTTTACAATTACCTATAGTGATGATATAACAGGATTACCTGGAACAGTAACACTTATAGCTAATGATCCAGATCCTAGTGTTATTATTACAAATAATAATATTGCTGGCAAATATGAAGATATATTTGACCAAACAATTAAATACAGAACAAAGCAAGATACATTTGTTGAAGTACAAAAATGGAGCGAGATAAACACAGATGAATTGTATGGTGTTTATCATTTTATACAAGATCCAGCAACAACAAAAACATATACGTTTGAAGCAACGGCAGGTGGTACTTCACAAACATATAGTATTATAGTAAATAATGATATTGATTATGATAAAAGACAATTAGCTAAGTATGTAAATCCGACTGGAATTATTGTTACATGGACAAATGCTAACGGTAATACAATAACTTGGGTAGATAATAATAACAACGAAATAACTTGGACAACTTAAATGGCAACACCTAATACATTTTCAGATAAAACTGGTCAAATAGCACTTACATTACTTGATGAAAATTTTGAGTATATTGATAGTTCATTGACAACACTGCAATCTGACATTAATACTGTGCAATCTAATTTAGATAATATTGACCTTACAGATATTCAAGGAAATACAACTATTACAGGTACATTAAATGTTACTGGAACAATATCATTAGGTGGTAATTGGACTATCGTAGAAACGAATGGAACATTATATTTTAAAAATTCTGGAGTAAGTAAAGTTAAAATAACATCAGACGGAGCAATAACATCTGTTGATGATATAATCGCAGTAGGAACTATGTAATGCCATTACAAGAATTTGGACAAATATCATTAGTTAATGTTGCCACAGAATTTGGTGATGCTAGTCCACATTCTTTAACAGAATTTTATAGTGCTAGTACTGGAATTCCTTCTAGCGGAGCAATATCTTTAACACAGTTTTATGGGGTTTCAGCTTACGCAAGCATTGGAACTATTTTAGATATAGATTATAGTATAGTACCATTTTCCCCGAATGGAGAAACAACATTATCATATGATCCCGATCAAGATAGATTTCTTTTAGTATATAGTAATTATAGGGGTGCTGATGAGCAGTATTGTCGCGTTATTAAAATAAATGCAGATAAAACTATTACATTAGGTAATCAATATAGTTTTGGATTTAATAGCGATAAAAAATCAGTAGATTATGATACGAATGTAAATAAATTTGTTGTACTATTTAGAGATAATGTTGATGATGAAAAAATGAAAGCAAGATCAATTACAATTAATGATATGTCAATTACATTTGGTACTGTTATAACGGTAGATTCATCTGGTAATTTAGGAGATTGTTTAATAAAATTTGATGATTCTTCAAATAGATTTTTAGCTGTGTATGAAGATGATGATGATACTGATCCTATTTATGCTAATGTATTACAATGTAATTCAAATGGGACAATTACAAATCACGGTCAATCAACAATCGTTGCTAGTGGTGGTTATCAGCTTGGCGTTCTTAATTATGACCCATATAATAATGCATTTATGACAATATATAATGTAAGTGGATATTATACATGCAATATTACAACAATATCTGGCAATACAGCATCTCATGGACCTGCTAGAACATTATGGGGAATTACTGCCGGCACGGATTCAGGGGGCGCCCAAGGAATTCCGAGTTCTAGCACAGGTGATCAAACAACTTGGGGATTTAATACAATTCATAATAATTTTGCTGTTGTGACAGTAGATGGAAATTTGGGTGTTACTCATATTAGAGCAGTAACTATTTCTGGGACAAATATATCCATTTCTACTAGAACAGTTGTACCAAAATCTTCTGGTGCTTCACAAGATAGTTTTCAAGCGTTGACGTGCTACGACAATTCAACTAATAAATTTGTTAGTTTTGAACTTTGCTATAACAATACAATTAGTCCGGGAAGAAGCCAAATTTTTTTGAGAGAGATGAAACAATTAAATTCAACAGGTACTTCTTGGTCCTTTACCACTTCACCTTCCATTAAAATAGATGATAGTTATGATACGGTTGAAATAGAGTTTTATTATTTACAGTGTTTGAAATATGGTAATGGAAGTTCTTTAGCAATATTTCAAATTACTGACTATAATACAGATCCACGTACAGAAGGATATAAATTAATTCCATTTTATACTTCATCTAATTAAATAAAAGGAACAGATATGCCAGCGGTAACTAGATTAGGAGACGTGTGTACAGGACATGGGTGCTTTCCACCTAGAGTCAATGACCAAGCAAGTAACAATGTATTTGTGAATGGTATTGGTGTACATAGACAAGGTGATCATTGGGTAACACATTGTTGTGGTCCTTCTTGTCATGACGGTAGTTTACAAACAGGTTCATCTTCAGTGTATGTCAACGGTATACCTGCAGCA